CAAGTTTATATTCTTGGTGATGGTCATATCCTTTGCAATGGAGAAAAAGGCAATATTGCAATAGGTGATGGCATTTGCACTTCATCTACTGATGGTCAAGGAATGAAAGCTGATAAAATGGCTATGTGCATTGGCATAGCACAAGAAGCAGTAACATTTAGTGGGAGTGAATCTAAATTAGTTGCAGTTCAATATGGACTACAGCAATTCACACCGTGGGAATAATTAATTAACTAACAAGGAGTCAATAATGGCTAAAAAGGACATCGAACCGAAGCCAGTCTTGAGTCTCGATGATAAAGAATATGTAATCGAAGATATGACTGATTATCAAAAACAAATACTTGAAGATGTAAACAATTATCAAGTACAAATAAACCGATTAGAAAGATGGAAGCAAGGGCAAGTACATATACTTCGTCTATCTTTAGAATCTAAAGTTGAAGATGAAGTGGTGGAGGCTGAAGCTAGCTGATGTTAATAAGGAAAAGTTCACAGGGTCATGATTTGAAGTTGTATAGAAATACAACTCCAGGTGCAACTAGAACAAAGAATTATCCAGATGGTACAACAGAGACCCTTACTTATCCTTCTAGTAAAAACTATTTTCTTGTTTTTAATGGCTCCATTATTCAGCGTAGCGATAATTGGGATACTATTGAGCAAGCCTATGTTGATAAATGCGATGATGAACATGGCGGAGGAACTGGTAGAGTTATAATTGGAAAACATAAGCTAGAAAATAATGTTATAAAAGAATTATGAAAAACCCTTTAGCAACACTTGTATCATGGCAATACAGGACTGGTCAGTTAGATGGATGGACTGCTTATCATTTAGCGGCAGGAGCTTTTTTATGTAAAATATTTCAATGGTTACATTGGTCAGATTTTTGGTGTGTAATGGGAGTATTTATCATTGGTTTATTGTGGGAAATTGTTGAATGGCTTATTGAAGGTGATGAAGAAACCTATGGTACTAAAAAAGCATGGGCATATAATACTATGGCGGATATTGTTGTAGAAACTGGAATAGCTTGGTGGATGGTGCTATGAAAAAATACAAAAAAATAACAGACCCAGTAATAGTAATTGATTATTTGCCTTTAAAATACACTTTTGTTATAAATAGCTTAGAATCAAGTCACACAACTACAACACAGTACATCGAGGAAAGAGGTTAGGTGAGTGAAAAACCAGATACCGCCAGAAGTTATCGTGCTACTGTTCTTGATGATAATGCCATTATTAGTATTAATATTAAATGGCTGGCTCAAATTGGGGTTCTTATTGGAATGCTGGTTTATGGTTATTGGCAGATTGAAGAAAGGATTAGACGACTTGAAAATAGCGTTACTACTCAAACTGAACAAATTGGGAGCTTACTTGATAAGCACATCGTGGAAGAACGGGTTGAACGAGAAGAGCTGGCAGAAAAAGTAGCTTTTTATGAAAAAGAATTTAATATCAATCCTTTAAGCTGGGGCAAGCGTAAGAAAAAATGAGTGAACAGCAAGAATCTTTAATAAGAAACCAGGCTGTTTTAATGCTAGCTCGAAATAGAGGTAAAAACAACATAGCGAATAAAATTTTAAAAAGATTTTTAAAGTGCATTAAAGGTAAGTAGTGGATTATATAGCTATATACGGCGAAGCGGGAATGATAGGAGTTGTTGGTGCGATGTTTGTCTATCTTGTTATATCTCTTTCTAATAAATCTGCAAAGCAACAAGAAACTTTAGAAAATCTTAAAATTGAAAATAAAGGTCAATCTGAAACGTTAGAAAACATGGAAAGTATGATTATAAAACTTATTGACAGGTGGAACAAATCAGATGAAACAAGAGATAGGCGCCACGAAAAAATGATTGAGGAGCTAAATGACCAATCAGCAATTCTTATGGAAATTAAAGGCAATTTAAGCCGAATAAACGGGAAACATTAATGGATAGTTTAAAAGTAGCGGTAATTAGCTTTAGTAACTACGCAATAGGGCTTACTCAAATACATGAGTCTTTGCAAATTGTAGTAGCAGTTCTTTCAATTATTTTGTTATTAATGAACATAAAAAAAGGAAATAAATAATGGACATAAAAGCGATTGTAATAGGCGAAATAACCAAACAGGCAGAAGCATCTGTACCTCAGTTAAAAAGCGCAATTAATAGTTACATAATTGAAACCATTCAATCAAAAGAATTTGAAAAAGAATGGGCAACCGCTATCAATGAAAAAGTAAACTTACCAGGACTCAATGAACGAGCAGAACAAGTTTTTTTTGAAAAAGTTATTGATAAAGGTACAGATTTAGTTGCTGGTGTAATGTCAAAAATATTAGAGAAGAAGTAATGATTGATTCATTACAAATGATGCACCTTATTAAAAGCACATTGGAAAAAATGGGTTCAAAATATTCTAGCCATGATGCTATGATGCTGGTATATAGAACTGGATTAGTTGAATCTAAATACCAGTATTTAAGTCAAAAAGGTTCCGATATAGCTCGTGGATTTTGGCAGTGCGAACCTTGGGTTGCCGTAAGCTTATGTAATGATTATTTGCAATATAGAGAAGAGCTTATGAAAAAAGTAGCAGAAGTATGCTACTTAGATTGGAAATATTTTACCAATCCACAAGAAGAAGATTGGAAGCAAATAATGACAACTAATATTTTAGCAGGAATTGTAGTGTGTAGGTTACACTATTGGAGGGTTCCTAAACCGCTGCCTTCTTCGCTAGAACAACAAGCTAGCTATTGGAAAAGCTGGTATAACACAGCAAAGGGCGCTGGTACAATAGAGCATTTTGAAAAAATTGTTGTTAAGTATAGCTAATCAATGAAAAGCAAATCTGTCTTTTGGACTAAAGAAAAAAAAGATAGAGCAACTAAACTTCTTTTAAAAGGATATACCTATAGCAAGGTTGCCTCTTTACTTAATCTTGAATATCCCAATGAAACTTTTAATGCTGAAAAAGTAAGGGGATTAAAAAGAAAAGGTAAACTGGGTATTAACCCAAATAAAAACTTATCTGATACCGTAACCGAACATAACGAAGATTTAAAAGCAAATATAGACAGTTTCCATGAAGACATTGAAGACTACAGAAAGCAAGGTAAGAATTTTGAAGTTGTAGGTAATTATGCTATTTTAGATTATAGGGGCGAAAAAAACCCTCAAACATTAGACGAGTTATTAGACGCTTGCAATGTTGATACTGAAATATGGAAAGTAGATAGATATGTAGTAAATAAGTGGGAAACGGCTATGAAAACATCAGAAGCGATTATTCATAGACCTTTATTCCAAGTTAAAGCGTGGTTAGTTAGGATAAAACCAGTTGAAGTTGAGTTCCCACATATTACCCCTATTGCTCCTATTAACTTTAAAAAACCAAAAATAAACATCAAAAAATCTAAAAATTTTAAGAAAGCTCTTATTATTCCCGATGCACAGTTTGGTTTTAGAAGAGATGTTGAAACTGGAGTGCTAGACCCTTTCCATGACAGACAGGCACTTGATTGCGTTTTACAGGTTGCTGAGCTAGAAAAACCAGATACTATAATATATTTGGGCGATATGATGGACTTACCTGAATGGTCAGATAAGTTTTTAGTTTCTCCTGAGTTCTTTTTTACTACGCAACCAGCAATTAACGAATTGCATTGGTGGACTAAAGAATTTAGGCAACATTGTGACACCATGATTTACTTAGAAGGTAATCACGAATTAAGAATGAGTAAAGCTATATCAAAAAATATAATCGCAGCATACAACCTTAAACCAGCCAATGAGCCAAAAAAAGTTCAGATGACAATTCCAACTTTGCTAGCTCTTGATGATTTAGGTGTAGAATATAAAGCTCCGTATCCTGCTGGTGAGTATTGGTTAAACGATAATTTGCGTGTTTCTCATGGCACTTTAGCTAGAAAAGGAAACGCTGATACTGTGAAAGCAATCCTAGCTCAAGCAAGAAATTCTGAAATAGTTGGACACATACACCGACATGAAATGGCACAAAAAACTGTACATCCTAGAAAAGGCATTAGAACATATGTTGCATATTCCCCAGGAACTGTTGCGCGCATTGAATCCAACATTGTTCCTGCTTTTAGCCCAAGAAACGATTGGCAACAAGGATTTGCATTAGTAAACTATCAAGATGATAATGGTTTATTTCAAATTATACCACATAGTATATTTAATGGAGTCACCTTATATAATGGAACGGAACTCAAAGCTAGAACTCCTTTAATTCGTAAACTTAAAAAAAAGTTGGATTTGTAACATTCTCGTAACATTGAAAAAAGTCGAGTTACAAATATGTTACAAATTTTGCTAAGTTCAACAATATCAACACTAACGCTTGGCTACGGACCAGGAGGTTAGGGGTTCGAATCCTCTCGGGCGTACTGACGAGAAACAGAGTTTCTTGACGACAAACCCCCTTTATTGGGGGTTTTTTGTTTAACGGTTAGCGCGGTTTATATTGGTTTGTAGGGGTTTGTTTTGATACAAAAATGTTACACCTTGATACAAAAATGCTACACCTGCGATACAAAAATGTTACAGTTCAGGGGAGAGAGCGAATTTTCTCGTCGATAAAATCAAAATCCTGATGAGTATAAATATCCGCTGTAGTTGCTTCGCTGCTATGAGCTAGCATTTTTTTCCTATCCTTTGAACTTAAACCGCCTTCCGTTAACATCATCATATTAAAAGTGTGCCTTAAGCAATGAATATCGGCTTTTACAGTATATCCAATTTCTTTTAATTTTTCTTGAAATCTTTTTCTAGAATCATCTCTATCATCTTTTTTAGTATAAACGTTAACAATGTTCATTGCTTTTAATTTTGGATGTAGGGGTATTTCTATAGGAACATCGGCTTTATTTGTATCGTGAATTAATATTCTGTCTTCTTGTACTTGATTTTCTGTTAGGTTCCCAGCATCGCTAGCTCGAAGTCCAGTATAATAACAAATACTCCAAAATGTTTTGTCTTTTTTTGAAATATTTTTAGACCTTAACACTTCTAATACATATTGTGTGGGTATTGGAATACGTTTTTTAGGGTTGTGTTTAGGTATATCTGGATGCAATGCAGGATTTTCGTTTTCAAAATATTTATATTTTGTTGCAAATTCAAACATAAGCTTAATATTTCGTACTTCATCCCCTACTGTTTTTGCAGAAACACCGCCTTCATGTATTCTATATACAACATATCGGTCTATATCACTTGAATCAACTTGGGAAAACATCTTTCTGTTTTTTGGTACTTTCATAAATTCATTAAAATTGTCAATGTATGTACATTTTTGCTTAAGGTAGTCCATACCCTTGTCTTTAGTTTTCTTAGAAATCATGTTTTGTTTGTATTCCTCACACACATCGTGTATGGTCATGCGTTGATTCTGTGGGATGTTGTTCTTTTTAAAAAAAAGCTCTTCATCCCACTTTTTCTTCAGTATCTTTGCTAGCTTAAGGGATGCGGTCCCAGTGCTTCGCATAATTCTATTGGGCGGTGTACCTTCTGTGTACCACCAGTTTGGACTATCTCCTCTGCGATAAAGCCTACTCAAATCTATTTCCGTTTAATAATATTGATTTAGTTAGAATTTTTTTTGGAGCTGACATCCAATCTAAAAGAATGTAGCACATAGTTCTTACTCTTTTATTTTTATATTCATATATAACTGGAAAAGACATGTAATGATTTCCTACCATAAACTTTAATGATTCAAATAATGAAGGTAGTGTTTTTGTAATTCCTTTTAATTCCTTTAAAGTATCTTTTGCAATTATAGCATCAACTGGATGACTATTAAATCCAAACCATTTATTTGGAGCAAAGTATCCATGCCCTTTAGGTAATCCCAATGCTTTTTCTAACTTTTCTGAACCTTTTGCAAATGCCATTTTTCGCTCCATTGGCTTTAAACTAAACACATTACGAACTTCAACAGTAGAACTCATGTCTTCCATAATTTCATCAAATTGTAGTTTTTGCAATGGTTGTGTATCTATGTAGTCTCTGTACATAGAAATTTCTTTTTCCTGTTGTTTTATTTTATCTTTTTGTAAGTCAATTATATATTTAGCATCTACCATATCTAAATCCTCTATAATTTCAATATTATTATCTTTAATTGAGACTTTCTCGTTTAAATTTTTAATATCTGGTTGTTTTTGTCTTGTTTTTGTTTTTAAAACTGGGCTTATATAATCAGTTATTTGGGTGTTGTTTTCGTTACAATACCTTTGTATTACTGACATTGGCATTCGTTTTCTAGCTTTCCAATTTGAAACCGCTGCGGGTGACACATCAAATATTTTAGCTAGCTCTGCATCTGAGTAAACTTCTCTTTCTAATTTTATTTTATTTAATATAAATTGTATATTCATAACAAAAAGTGTTTTTTATTAACAAAATGTGTATTAACTTTACTAAGCTTGTGTATCCATTACATAAACACAATAACCATACACAAACATACACAAAAGAACACAAAAAAGCAAGAAAAAGGGATATAAATGGCAGAATTTCTAACAGTTTCACAGGTTGCCGATGAGCTAAAAGTGTCAACAGGTACGATTAGGCAGTACATACAAACAGGAAA